AAAGTAAATAATCTTATATGCCAGAAGTCGCAAAAATAGGCAGGGGCTATACATCCAAAGCGTTGATTGAGTCGTTTCTAAGAAGCGGTACGATTAGCGATGACTTAACGTCCTATATTTTGTCGGCTCAAGAGCTGATTGAAAATACGACTGGTCGCATATTTGCTCCTGATGAAACTGAAACGGCTAGATTGTTTGACGGTAACGGTTGCCGTGAACTCTTAATTAGTGACTGTGCGGAGATTACTAAGCTCGAAGTTGCGACTGATGAGTGGGGTGATAACTTTACCGAAGTGCCTGATACCGAGTATAAGACCTACCCGAACGAGGCTAACGTACCGATTAGAAAATTAATCTTACGTTACATCGCTTTCTTTCAGGGCTATCAGAATATCAAAGTTACTGCTAAGTGGGGCTGGAAAGCTATACCTGCTGATATCACTTTCGTTGCGACTGCTTTAGCTGGTGGGATGTATAACGCTCAACTACCAAGCAACAATCTTAAATCAGAAAGTATCGGCAATTATTCAGTCAGTTACGGCGATAAAGATTGGGACAACTTTGATAAATTAAAAGCGATAATGAAGCAGTACGAAAATATACAGATATGATAAATAATTTTTTCACAACTGAATTTCAGAATAGTCGGCAAGTATCAAAGGGGGAGCAAAGCAGTTTAGAAGTAGTCGGGACGTTCAAGGGGCATATTCAGCAATCGAGCCTCGAACTCGCTCAGAACTACAATATGGCAAGTAGCCTCGCTTTCTCGGTCTGGTGCGATATTAATACCAACGTGAAGGTCGGAGATAAAATCACTGAGTCGGGCAATAACTATTACGTCAAAGGAAGCTCAAAACGAGCCGTAGGGAACGTTAAACATCTAGAGCTCATACTTGAGCAAGTTATTAAATAAAACTCACTACAAGACAATATGGCAGGTTATTCAATAACAACTAAAGGATGTAAGGAGTTAATTGCCAGTTTCAAGAGAGCCCCCGACATAGTTGTTAAGGAAGTGTCAAATTTTATTCAGCGAGCGATGGCTCAGTACCGTAGCGGAATACAAAATAACCCTTGGACGATGAATAGTAGCGGTGGCGGTTCGCCTGTGGCACTGGTAAACGGCGGAAGCTTAAGAGCCAGTCACGAAGTATCAGTTACGCCGTGGAGTGGAAGCATTAAGCCAACAGCTTGGTACGCTCCCTACGTTCACGGTTTAGATGGTCAACTGGTTAACAAGCGAGGCGTGAAGTTAAGACCGTGGCTTGATTTCGTAGCTCAAGATAAGAAGTCCGAGATTGAGAAGCTGGAAAAAGAATTACTCGATAATGTTATAAGACAACTATGATAATTACATCACTAATAGAACAAATCAAAAGCATTATTGATACTATCACGCTCGAAGTTGATGGCGTATCGGTTAAAAGATTTAAGGACGTGTTCGCTTACCCGACCGAAGAACCAGAGAATTACCCAGCGATTATCTTCTTCCCTGATAAAACCGAAAACAGTTTTAATAATAGTCAGCAAAATTTTAAAGTATATCGTTTTAAACTTTGGGTCGTTGCTGGAATTACTACCACCGCCGATACTGAAACGCTGTTTGAAACTATCTTACCTAACTCGTGCGATAGTGTGATGGAAGCGTTTGACTCGAACTGGAACTTAAACTCGATTGATGGTCATCGGGTTTGGGCGAAGATAGATTTAAGCAAGATTATCAAGAGCGATAATGACAAAGGTATTCAGGCAATCGGTGAGTTTGATATTGAAATAAAAATGTTAACTAATAATTAGATTTAATAAACAACTTATTCTAGGAAACTAACGCAAACTAGAATAGGCAGATAAATTTTATGAGCGAAATAATCGGAAAGCAAATTGAAGTCGGCGTTTCCATAGAGGCTACTCGTGGCACTCTGGGTGCGTCTGCTCAAAAATGGTTGAAGTATTTAACTACAACCTTTAGAGAAAAAATCGCAAAAGTCGAAGATAAGAGTCAACACAATTCCTTTGCTGACGCTGATGGTCACAGAGTTGTGAAAACTTGGGTAGAAGGTGAAATTACTGGTCACGTCCACGCTGACGGTATCGGTTATTTACTGGCTTCTTTACTCGGTGCTCCGACTACAACTGCGGTTTTAGCCAATGTAAAAGACCACGACTTCATCTTAGACGCTGACGCTTTACATCCTAGCCTTTCTTTATTCTTAAAAGATGGTGGAATAAAACAAGAAGGTTATAACGGTTGCCAAGTATCAAGCCTTGAAATCTCAGGCAGTGTCGAAGATTACGTGAAGTTTAGCGGTAACTTAATCGGTAGAGGAGGTGTCGCTGATACTAAGAGCCCAACTTACTCAACGAGTGAGTATGATTTCATCGGTAAGGAAGTGACTATCAAGATGGCGGACAGTTTAGCTGGTTTAACTGGGGCAACTCCTGTCTTAGCCACTAACTTTAAGTTTAAGTTTGATAACGGCTCAAAAGCCAATCATTGCCTTGGTTCTTTACCACCTACTGAGGTGCTTGCGACTAAGATGTCAATCGAAGGTTCAATCAGCAAAAACTTTGTTGATAATTCCTACGAAACAATGTTTAAAAACGGCACAGCGAAGTATATTCAAATCGCTATCGTTGGTGACGCATTGCTTGACGCTACTAATCACCCACAAATAATCTTAACTTTGAATAAAGCTCAGGTTACTAACTGGTCACCGAAAGGTAACGCCGAAGATATCATCACTGAGGATGTTGATTTTAAAGGCTATTGGAACGCAACTGACGCTAAGTTATTTTCTTTAACCCTAAGAAATTTAACCGCTGGTTATTCAACTGGTGTTTAAAATAAATTAATTAATAAATTAGTTCTTTGGTGGAGTGGTTATTTGTCTAACTAACTCCACCTTAGACAGAAAAGAACTCTATGAAAGAAATCAAATTATCAAACGGCACGGACGTTGCCGTTATCAAAGACTTTTGTTCCCGTGGCGAGAAGAAGCGAATTAAAAACCTATTGTTCGGAGGCACAGTGATGAACCAAGGTGAAGGCGGTAAGATGAAAACGGACGGCTTATCAATGAAAGCCTTAGAGGACGCTAACGATTTAGCCTTAACTTTACTAGTTGAGAAACTAATCATCGGCGGTGTTGAAAAATTAAATCTAACCGTTAATGATTTTGACGCTCTTGATACTCGTGACTTTGATATCATCAGCAAGGAAGTAAATTTATTAGTCAACCCAGAACTCCCAAACGCTTAACGGACACTATCTACAAGCTACTAAGTGGGGTAAGTGTCCCTGATGTTCCTGAGGAGTATGTCGAATATCGACTATGTAAGCATTTCGGCTGGACTCCTAATCAGTTAGACGAGATAGATAATTATAAGCTTCAAGTCTTTCTAGAAATAATCGCTTGTGAGCAGGAAGTAAATAACAAAGAATAAAATTATATGGCTGACCAAAAAAATCTAGAGATAGCAATCAACGCAGTAAATAACGCCAGTAAACAGCTAGACGATGTTACTAAGTCTTTAGGTGGTGTCAGTACAGCCAGTGATAAAGCAAATACCGCCCAAGGCTCGATGTCGAAGGCGGTATTTAACGGTGTCGCAATGTGGGACTTAGCAAAAGGGGCGTTCCGTATGGCGAGTGGTTTCATCTCGGAGAGTATCGAGTTAGCCAAAGAAGCCGAACTGACTACGGTTAAATATAATGCCGTCTTAAACTCCATCCCAAATCTAACTGAGCAAGCCAGACAAGCCACGCTTAGCTACGGCAACTCCTTGCTTCAATACGGCGTTGATAATGAACAGGCGACACTTTATACCGCTAAGTTCTTAAAAGCGACTGGTGACGTAGGACAGAGCCAACACTTAATGAAAACGGCGTTAGACCTAACCGCTTCGGGTTATGGAACACTTGAGTCCAACGTTGATAATCTCAGTAAGGTTTTAGTCGGTAAAGGCACAAGAGCTCTAATGGAATATAAGGTTAACTTAAAAGATGGGGCAACGACTGCCGAACAGTTAGACGCAATTCAAAAGAAAGCAACGACCTCGATTGAAGATTGGGCAAAAACGACTGAGGGTAAGACTGCCATAATGAAGGAGAAATTTAACGAAGTCAAAGAAGGTTTAGGCGGTGGCTTCTTGCCCGTGATTAACTCGGTCGCTGACGCAGGGATGGGACTGCTAGACGCTTTAATCGCTGACTCGCAGGGAGCAAACATAATGGGCAATACTCTAGCGGTCGTATCTAATTTCTTAATCGGTTTAGGTCAGACCGTATGGACGATTATAAAAATCTTCGGCAACTTCGGAGCTGGGCTAATCTTAGTCGGCGATATCGCTTGGAACTTTGTTAAAACAGTCTGGGACAATTTTAAAAATTTCGCTAAGAACTTGGGTCTTATTTTTAAGGCGATGTTTGAGGGTATTAGCGGTAACTTCGAGGGAGCAAAAAACACACTCGCTAGTTTAAACGAGATTGATACTTCTGGCTTATCTATGAGTATGGACGCTTTTAATAATAACGCTCAGGAGGCTGGCAAGAGTGTCGGTGAATTACAATTTGGCATTAAGAAAATGTTTGCTGGAACGCAGGGAGCAAACAATTTGAAATTTGATATTCAGGGAGCAAAGGACGGCTTTAATAACGTTAAAGATGCAACGGGTAACGCTGGGGCTGGGGTTGATGAACTCGCTCAGAAGATGACGGAGTTAAAGGACAAGATGAAAGATACCGTCTTAAAGGGGGTGGACGCTTTTGATGAACTTCAAAAGAAGATTATTGATATTCAAACCCAGATGGGTCAGCTTAGTTCCGAGAACGCTTTGAATAAATTTTCTGACCAAGAAGATTTAGCTAAAGCCTATGCCGACCAAGAAACTAAGGTCGCTGATTTAGCCAAAGAATTATCACAGAAAAAAGCTGACTATAACACCAAGATGAACGAGTCGGTAACTTCTGATAATATCGTGAGCCATAATCAGGAGATGGCTAAACTTCAAACCGAACTAGACGCACAAAAGGCAACTTACGATAAAGAGAAACAGGCTCTAGAGGCTCATAGCACAATTTTAATCGCATACGGCGATAAAGTTGCGGACGCAAGACGAGTCAACAACTTAACTGATTTTGAAAAGACCTTAGAAACGACCAACAAGAAAATGTTATTGGCTCAAGATGAGTTTAATAACAAGATGGAAAGCTTCCAAAAAGAATTGACTGCCGAGCAGATTAAACAGGCAACGGTTAAAGCCTTACAGGAGCAAGCTTTAAAAGAGGCTGATAAATTTCTTGCTCAAGGCGAGAAGCAAACGGCTGATAGTGTAAATAAAGAAATCGCTTACTACAACGCTTTAGCGGACGCAATCGCTAGAGCCAAAGCAGGTCAACGCTCATCGAGTGTCGCTCTAGCTAGTGGCACTGATAAACGGGCAACAGCAAGCACAGCGGTCACCGTAAATATCAACGCTGGCAATGTAGTCGGTGACGCTGGTATTAAAGCTCTAGCCAATTTAGTCAGTAATAAAGTTGGTCAGATGGTCGGAGCTAACGCAAAATTAACCAATTAATATGCTACAAGTTTTAATCGACAATATTGATAAGACATCTCTCATCGACTGGGAGAGTTTTGCCGTTGAGTCGAATAAGGATGAAATCATTGATACTGTTAATTTCAGAGTATTTGTTTATGAAGGTGTGACTTTTAACCCTCAATATAATCAAGATGTAAAAGTAAAAGAGGACGGTAACGTTGTTTTTGCTGGGACTATTCAGACCGTTAAGCAGACTGTCGAAAACTCAAGCGTGATTATCTACGATATCGAAGCGAGTGATTACACCGTTAAATTAGTTGGTATCTTTGCTTCAAAGACCTATAAATCAACTCCTGCGGTTGTCCCTGCTTATTTGTACAGCAAGATGATTACAATCACGGGTCAGACTGGGGCTGGTACTGGCTTTCAAGTGCCGATTTTAGTTGGTGAAAGTTCTGGCTCTGCTGGGGTAAATGTTCACACTAACGGACACTCTAGTTTATTCCCAACCGCTAAAAATATCTCTGGTGATTTGCGTTTTAGAGCGTCAGACCAGACTACTGAGTTGCCGTTTTGGGTTGAGAGTGTAACGGGCGTAACGCCTAATCGTGTGGCTAAGTGCTGGGTTAAGGTATCGGCTGATTTAGGAACTAATCAGAATATCTATTTAGCTTACAGCGGTGATACTACTAATGTCAGTAATGGCGATAATACTTTCTTATTGTTTGATGACTTCGCTGATGGCTTAATTGACGCTAATAAGTGGGTCGTGGGGGCTGGCAGTGGTTCAGATAGTGCGACTGAGGCAAGTGATTTACTTACCGTGGTTAATGACGCTGTGTCCCCTGAGAAAATGATACAGTCAAAGAACGCCTTGGCTGGTGATATTGAAATGGTGGCTTATATGAAAGCGACCACAGCCATCGCTTCTAATTTAGGTATTAGTATCTTTGACTCAAATCAAGCGGACGGTAATGCGATTACAACATTTTTTAATAACACCAGTAATTTTAATCTTTACTCAAGAGCGACTGGAACTTGGACTCAGGCTCAAGCAACTGTTGGCTCTTTCTCTCAAAACGTTTTATATAAAATCGCTTTGAAATTAGTCGGCTCAACAGCGACCTTTAAGAAGGATGATGTTGCGACTGGTAACGCTTGGACTAAGGCTCTTGGTACTAGTCGTTATTTAATGCTTGGTGCTCGTGTTTGGCAGGAAGCCTCAACTGATAGCGGAACGCTTGCTTACGATTACGTCTATGCTAAAAAGACAATGACGGCTGAACCAGCATTTAGTACAGCAGGTGCGGAGGTAACAGGTACAACTACGCCAGCAACTAATTGGACTGTTAACAATATTTTAACAGACCTCTGTTCATCTTTCGCCCCTGAATTTAACGCAACCAATGCTCACTGTGATTTTATCGTTCCTAAAATTGTCTTTAACCAAGTGCCGATATTAGAGTGTATAAAAAAATTAGCCAGCATTGTTAACTTCTCGTTCTTCATCGACTATAACAAATCAATTCACTTCTTTAATGAGAGTGATGGCTTTGCTCCGTTCTCAATTACGGACGCTGGCGGTTATGAGTTTGACTCACTAGAGAGAACTTTAGACGGCTCACAGTTAGTGAACGTGGTTAAGGTTCGTGGCGGAGAATATGACGGGGCGTTGTTTACTGATAAAATTACCGCTTCTGGCTCAGTGAC